AATGGTCGCATCGAGTCAACCATTTGCTTCCAGCCGTATTTAAAACCATCCCACCAATCCCCGATTCGACCAAAAAACCCCTCAGCTCTTGGTAGCCATTTTTCTACAAGATTAACCATCCAGGTGCTTGTTTTGTCGACAGCGGAAACCAGTCCATCCATCAGGGTCCCAGTACCAAATGCCGAAACAGCTCCCATCATTCTTTTTAAATCACGAGATATTATTCTAAAAATTTTCTGCATTGCAACTTTTGCTGGCTCAAGAAATTGCCCACCGAAATCAGCAAACTGACCACGCACTAAATTGAAAAAGGTTTTTATTTGTCCGATAAGAGTTTGATTGACAGCATCAAACTGGCCAGCAACTCCACCAAGCTTTGCGAGTTCTCCAGACATAATTAACTGCTTGAGTTGGTCTTTTGTTTTTACATTGGCTTTTTTCAATGCTTCAGACATTTCTGGACCGATTGCTGTTGCTGCGGCCTTTACGTCACCTAGGCTTTTCTTTGAGTCAGAAAGGGCCGCAATCATTACTGCGACTTTTTCTGCTGCCGCACCAGGGTCTTGGCCTGCAGCACCAAAGTCCATTAGCGATTTGAACAACCCAGTTGAAGCATTTATCTGTGGTGTTGTCATAGTTTTCGACATTGATGCATATGCTTTATTTAGGTTTGCCACACCAAGACCAGCCAGGCTCGCGTCCATCTGGAGCGCACGCATAGCAACTTGCGCTTGATTGAGGCCTGAACCAAACTCGCCTGCACCTTTACCCCTGTAGGCAAACATTGCGGCCTGTTGCTCTCGTATTGCCGCTGCGGCAGTAGCAATCGTCACGGCAGCAGCGGCAGCACCACCGGCTATGACCTGCATAGCTCCAGCGTAGGCTTTGGCGAGAAATTTGCCAGCAATAAACAAACCGTGGATACCAATCATTGCAGCGCCCATTAAGGCCATTTCAAGGATTACACCCTTTAGGGCCATCGTTACGAATTTAGTTAATACTCCGCCGAAAGCTTTAACTCCTTTGTCAAGGAAGTCAAAATGCCTTTTAAGTTGATTGGTGCTTTTTGTCAGCCCATTGTCCATTTTGTTCAGATAGGTGTTTACGTCGCTGCGTCCTGATGAAAACTTTCCAGACTCACGCTTTAGGCGTTTAATTGCCTGCGTAGTTTTTTCAATCGAGGTAGTCCTTGCGTCTACATCAATTTTTATGACGATTTTTTCGTCTGCCATACCTTTACTGCTCCATGTGAGTTTTTAAGTCACGTGAGTGTAAAAGCGGCCGAGCTATGCAGTTTGGGCCTGCTAAGTCTTCGACTTTCGCTCTTGCTCTTCGCGGTCGTTGGATATAACTTTAGCACAGGCAAGCCTTATCATCCAGTCAATGTCGTCTGATTGAAGGATTTTTAGGGGGTCTGTCCCGAACAGTTCTCCAAGTCGAGCAGCTGTTTTAATTTCTGCTGAATCGACTAGTTCGTCGAAGACCCCTTCGAGGGGTCCACGGCATCAACCGTATCTGAGTACCCAGATGCATCAAGAATTGCTAATGCAGCGGCTTCAACGTGTGGGTCGACACCAAAGAATGCTCTAACGCAATCCGGAAGTGGGCGTGACGTTTCTGTCATCTCAAGGAGAAGTGGGGAAGCAAATGTGATTTCGTTTCCATTATCGTCAAATACTTCTTCTCCATCGATTTCGATTCCGACGGTTGTATGACCGATAACCATGCATGCAAATTTCGTTGCATCAAGGCCATTTCGCGAATCTTCACCAGATGCTTTACGCCAGTTACGCATTTGATTCTGGGTGATGTTCGGACTAATGCGAACATGAACACCAGGGCGTTCTGGTACTTCAAGCAAAACCACCGTGCGTTCTACCTTCTTGGTAATAACTTCACGAAGTCGGTCTAACGCAGTATCGCCCTTTGGGGCGGCCTCTGCTTTGGCCTGCTTTGCTTTTGCTGGTGAAACTGGAATTTCTACTTCTGTGCTGTAAAGGCTGTTGTCGCTCATGTGGCAAAAACTACCACATAGACAGCGTGGTCCAGTGCAACTACTTTTTGTCTAGTTTTAAAGAAACTAGGCTGTTGGAGATTCAACGTCCTGGATTGCGAATGTCAAAGCAAATGTTGCTGGTGCACCAGAAGATGAGTCACCATCTGGCTCAGTGATTCCAACAAGAAGGGCCTTGTAGTAGACGCGGTCAGTTCCAGGAACTGCAAGGTCGCAGTCGAAAACCTGTACTGTTACGTCGTACTCTGCACGACCAACGAGTGGGCGGAGACGGGCAATCTTCTCTGCGATTCCGGTTCCAAGCTCTGATGCAACTCTATCTGAGTCGTAGTGAGCGGTCAATGTGATGTCACCTATTTCAGATGGTGCACAAAGAACTGTTGGGCGAAGCTTTCCGCCTTCGTAGATTTTTTCAACGGAAGCGGTTATCTCACCACCAGACACCTGAGCAAACTTGAAGCTTGTCCACTTTGGGTGTGTCTGATTTGTTGGCACAATACTTCCAAGTACTTGCCTTTGTGAAACTTTGGTATTTGGCATGCTTTATTCCTCCGTTAGACGACTGACGCCGTAAGGTTTGACTTGATAATGTCGACTTCGATTTTGTCGCCGATGCTGCTGACGCGAAGGCCAACTTTTGCCTTGACAGTGCCACCGGCAAGCTGTGAGACTGGGTTGAGCTTTGCGTCGCATCGGACAGTGAAACCTGAGTCAATCTTTCGTCCGTTTGCATCGTAGGCCTCAAACAAGGCTCCAATGTCGCGAAGCGGGGAAAGAATTGCGATAAGGCGTGACTCGATTGCGCTGAAGATTGTGTTTCTTCCGTCAATCGTGCTGAAGACAAGGTCTTCAAGGCTTCTGCCAGCTTCAATAACAACGTGATTCACGGTGTCTTGTGCTGTTATGTATCTGAAGTTCTCATCATCGGATGACAATGAACGTGCTCCATAGATTCGGACAGAGTTCTGAATGATTCTAATTGCATTGACACAGCTGTCGTCGAGTGAGTCACCGTTCGTCTTGTCGATGTCTGTCTTTACGCCAGTAACAAAACGTGATGCTGAGAGCAAGCCTGCGGCTGGAACGTGAGAGCCAGTCTGGTTGTGAGCGGTTGCTCTTTTTGCTGCGACATAACCAACTGGTGGAATGAATCGGCTTACACCATTCACTGTAGTTGGAACCTCAATCCACGGGAAGTACAACGCTGCATGTTCTGCATTGTCCCCACCTTGCAGCGCAACTGCTGTAGCTTTCACCTCAGCAATGGTTGCACTCTCTACATCGTGCAAGATTGCAATTCTGCTGTTTGTGTTTGCATGTGCAATTAATGCATCATGCATCGTCGAGTTCGATATTTCAGGACAAGCAACAGCACCAGAACCAAGTGCTCCGTTGAACAGGTCGAGAGAGAAAACATAATTTCCAACGACGATTGTTGAACCATCAAGTCCTGTTGAAAGTGCTGTTGCTGCAATTGCTACTGGAAGAGTTGTTGCACCTTCTGTGGCTGCTGCGCTGACGTACTGAGTCGCTATTGCGCTGAGGTTGATTCGTCCAGCTGCTTGCGCTGCCGAGGTAACTGTTCCCGTTGAGTAAACAAGAGCATCGTCGTAGTACAGGTTGACCTTGAATGACGTTCCGGCAACCACTGAAACCACTTCGGCATCTACGTCGGCGCTCCACGTTCCAGGACCATTCGCCGTAAGTGTAATGACAGGCGCTCCAGCGGAGTTGTCAAGCTCGAGCGTTCCAGATGTTGCTGATGCTCCTATGGTGCGAGCGACGTAGCACTGTGTGCCACCTTCTTCAAAAAAAGTTTCAACAGTTGGGTGCAAGTAAGAGCTTGAAAGGTATCCACCGAACTTTGATTCAAAGTCAGCGATGCTCTCGATGAGTACCGCTTCGTCTACCGGTCCACGCTCCGCCTTACCAACCACGAAGAGTTGCGAAGATTCGCGAACCGTTGTTGCTGATGGACCTGTTCTTACTGCTGTCGAAATGACTACACCGGGCATTGGACACTCCTGTTGCTCGTTTTAGGATTTTGAATCCCGCCTATTGGTTTCAATTGTACAGATGCAAAACGTTTTTCTAATGCAACTGTTAAAAAGATTTGATGTAAACGGTTTTATGTTTTAAACCTTTTTTATTGTACTTCAGATGGGCTCAAATGTCGGTAGCTCTTTTATTTCGTTGGTGTCTGGGTCCAATTGGACGCCAGTTTGAGTAACTTCGAGGTCAATCTCGTTAAGAGTGCCGATTGGCTCTCGGGAAACAATTTCATCGATTTGCAGAGTGTACGAAATGTAGGAGCCCGCAAGGAATCTGTCACCCTTCAATAGGGTTAAATCAGAGAATTCTTCACGAAGGGTCGATTCGTCAATCATTGCACGAAAAGAATTCCTATCGTCGTACGCCTTGAGGCATGGATAGTCGAGGATAGCGGCTCTGAGAACAGTCGTTAGGCGGTCTCGCATGGTGGTCGCGGCTTCTGCTCCGTCCGACCTAGCCCAAACATAAGTACGCATTGAGTAGTCAACCCTATAGAGGGGGTCTGGTCCGTCATAGCCAATTCTTTCAAATTTGCTTGTGGAAATCGCAGCGGTGATTATCGTCGGCCATGCATCCATTGCAATTGGCTCGTGGATGAAGAAATCCACCGGGGTCGGAAGTGTGATGTCGTCGACACTCCAACCGTTCCTATAGCTGATTATTCTAACGGGAATATCAAATTTTAGATATTCATTGACATAGGACTTGGCAAACTGTGGCCCATGCATCAAGCTCATACGATTCCGTCCTCACCAAGAGTCATGTATTTGACCATTGCAATCCCTAGCTCTCGTGGGAATTCTCTTGGGGTGAATACTATTTTTCTTGCAGGCATCTTGGTGGTTCCGTATTGGTGGAATTTTGCGTATTCGACAGAAGTGCCAAATGTCGCCGTATCTTTTGAAATCACATTTACCGCGGAGTCGTTCATATTGACAAGGCTTCTGAAAAGATTTCCAGTCTGAACCATCGTTCCCGTACCGGGAAAGCGTGCTGACTTCCATGTTCCATAGTCTTTGTCCAGGGGTGCCCATGGCCTTCCAGTCGGGAGACCGTTAGCCATGAAGTTTGCTGCATTGGCTAGTTCAAGCTGCCCCTTCGCCCATCTAAAAACAGGCCGCATATCATTTGCTCTGTCTTTCATGTTTTCCAGAAGGTCAAGGACGTCGTCTGCCTTGACGTCAACCTCAATCGTTATTCTGCCAGTTGTCCTAGCCATTACGCAACTCTTACTCTTCTGTACTTCCTGACAGAGGCGAGCTCGCGGTCGGTAAACCCTGTTTCCAGCGGCGCAACGTTTCTTGTGTTGAGGTCTTTTACGCCAACAACATCGTCGTGCATGTTTTGCATTTCACGAGTTGCCGCACGAAGAATCATCAGCTTGAACATCTTTATGTTTGCACCGTCGAGGCCAGCCGTATAGTTAACTGTCACGATGTCGTTTGAGAATCCAAAGAAATAGTCAATTCCGTATCGTCTGACTACATAGTCGCTTTCCTCGGTGAGCACTCGTTCATCGCCAAACTGCGGCTTTACCGTAACCTCGATAACCGAGACAACAGGGGAGTTGCGTAGGTAAATGGTCTGAGGAGGTTCTGTGTAGACCGTATTCTCTACAGGACTAGTTGTGCTGAACGAGTCGCCGACGGGTCGGTTGACTGAAAGAAAGCTCCCCATAGGAACTCCCAGGTGGCCTGAGTCGAGAACGTATTCTTCGGTAAATTCTGTTGGCTCAACAGGTCTCCTCAGATAAGCTTCCAACTCGCTCTGGAGGCCAGCAAGAACCATGTCTGCGGCATCCTGCTGACGCAGAGTCAACGAGATGTCCATATATGTGAGCAAGTTTGGGACTGTTACGAGCATAGATTACCTCTGAGGTTGCAACTTTTCAGTCCAATTGTAGCACTTTAAAGAAAAGCACTAATTATTTATAACTCAATAATTGAGTTCTAGCGACGCTTGTTTGCAGCCTTCTTGGCTGGTGCCGCCTTCTTTGCAGCCTTCTTCGCTGGCCTGGCTGTTTTCTTTGCAGCTTTCTTGGCTGTGGCGGCTCGTTTCTTGGCGGTCTTTTTAGCTGCTTTCACCTTTGCGGCCTTTTTGGCTACTACTGCCTGCTTTTTGGCTGCTGAAGCTCTTGCTCTTTTGGCAATTCTTCCAGACTCATTAAAAAGGGCGTTCCGTCTCCGTGTGGATGGAGCGCCTCTTGCTCCAGTTCCATATTTGGCAATTTCTTTAGCTATTGCCCGTTGTCTTGCCAAATCTGCCTTGCTGGCTCCGGCCTGCCTTGCTGTCGCCTCAAGCTTTTTAAGCTCTGCTGCTCCACGACCAGAAACCCTTCCCCTGCTTCTAATTTCTTTTTCTCTGCGCGCAACATTTGTTGCTACGTCGGCAAGAGTTGGTCCTTGAATTGGCTGTGGCATATTGATTATTCCTCATTTTTGGACGGATTAATAAATTCATTATATCATCGTCATCTATCTGAATTTGGTGGTCTTTCAACAAGAGGGCTATTGTCAACCGTGCCCGCTGGAGCCTCGATTGGAACCCACGCACGGGAGTATGTGTGTTCAGATATTTTTCTTGTCTTGATGATTGACGCCTCAAGCATAACCTCTAGCTCATCTGTCTTCATGCATAAAAGGGTATCAAAATCATGGCGGTCATACTTCCCTGACTGCTTTAACTTCCGAACAATATTCGAAATCTTTTTTGCAACCAGAGTCCCACGACCCCGATTGAAGCGTAGGTGCATCATCATTGCTGTGAGCCCATCGCAATCATGCTCAATGACTGGAATCATGTCTCCGTGCGCATCGGCAATTCTGGAAACATTTAAAAATAGAAGGAGTCTTTCGCTGCCATCGATTACTTCTTTGGTCGAGGCACGAACGTGGATTGGTTCAATGAACCCAAACTCCATGAGTGAAGCGGACAGAACAAGCAGGTCCGGGCGAAGTATGTATGTTGCCTTCCATTCCGGAATCTTCAAGTCGCTGGCTTTGACGTAGTTAATATTCAATTGTTTCATTTTGTTCCTCTGTTATTTCAATCATTCTTACGGCATGAGCCTTTGTCTTTGGACCAACTGGTGTTGGGGAGTTCGAGTCAAACTGATTGAGCAGTAGCGTTCTTATTAAGTAGTTGAGTGGATAGCCGCTTGGGTCTATTGCGCGCTTCTGCCTAAACTTTGAGACGAATGTTCTTGCCGAACGTGCTGCTTCTTCTCCAAGAATGAAATCGTTAATAAAGTTTGATGCGCCTTCAAACCCGTCGTCTGCGTATCTTGAAATCAACTTTTCAACATCGAAGTCTTTCCATATTCTTCGCTGAGCATCAATATGGGGGAAGCATTCAACAAGTCTGTCGTAGAACTCTGGTTCTGTTGCCACAACGTCCCCAATTCTTCTGATTGCAATTGAGTGGAGTGGGATGCCGACTCTTGTATTACTACCAGTCAATGCTGCAAGGTCGTAGTACTCGCAATATTCAGAACCATGTTCTTCGACTATAAACTTGAAAACATCATCTGTGTTCCAGTCGTAAATAACCTTTGCAAACTTAAGCGGTATTCCTCTTTTGAGTTTGTATGGAGTAACGATGTAGTTCTCATGTAGTTTCTGAACAATGGACCGATAGCGAACCATTGACTCACTGGCACGAACGCCAGTAATGAACGCGACGTTGCCAACCTTGCCCTGCATTGTGTAGTAGTCGGTTTGCTCTGGAAGCGACATAGACGGATTAAGCCCAAAGGTCTGGGC